AACAAGAAGAATTTGCGAAGTTAATGAGTGAATGTGGTAAATCAATAGATGATGGAAGAGAGAAAATAATAAAAAAATTATGTGATAATGTATATATAGAAAAGGTTGAATAGTGCCTTTTTTTAAGTAAATGGATTTCCAAATTAGGAAACTATGTTACTGCAGCATCTAGGTATATATAGAGTTACCATATTAGGCAATTCTATATATACATATATGTAATCTAGGAGTGTATTTATACGCAAACGGGAAATGAGTAGGAAAACGAGAAATGAGTTACAAAAATATTCCTATATAATACTTATTCTCTCTATAATAAAAAAGAAAAGAGATAAAAGACATGCTATTTTTATATTTTTTATTAATTTATTTAATTATTTATTGTAGTTTTAATCATCATCAGCACTAGCATCCGCATCATCATCGGGAACAATTTCTTGTTTATCTTCATCCCAAACACCAACTTCCTCGTGAGTATTAATATCATAAATAGTGTTATCAGCTGCCTTTAAGTATTTGACACCCTTGAATGTAAAAGGGACAACAACTGTTTCTTCTTCATCATCACTATCGTCATCATTTTCGGGTTCAGGTGTTTCTGCTTTTGGTGGAGGGGTGGGAACTTTAGGTGGAGGGATTGCTGTCTTTTTGGGTTCGCTTTTGTTAGCTTCTTCAATAAGATTCTTAATCAAATCATCACCAACATTACCATTTTCAATTACTTTCTTTTCTTTTGGAGGACGACCACGTTTTTTGGGTTCAGCAATAGATTCTTCATCAGAGGTATCTGTTGTTGAAGTTGATTTTTTGGGGCGACCGCGTGCGGTTTTCTTAATTTCAAATTCTTCTTCTGGGATTATAAGGCCTTGTTTTTCGGCTTCTTTTTCGGCCATTTCTCTGGTAATATTCATTTTTTCCATAAATTTACTATATTTAATAGGTTCTTTTCCATTTTTGTCTTTGTAATTTTTATCCAACCGTTCATCTATTGTTCCATAGTTTGGCTTTCCATCACTATTTTTTTCACTTTGTTTATGGCATGTTTTACACAAATTTTTTTGGAACATATTATTTTCACATTGGGTGTATAGACCGTAATTTATTTTTATCCCTTGGCATCTTTCATCGTCTATTCTACCGCAAAATGGAAGCATGATTTTTTTTCCCTTTTCTTTTTCCTTTAATACTCGCACTTCCACATCCAATCCTATCTCCCTTTTTACTTCTGAAATATCTAGTCCATACTTCACACTTATCTCTGATACTACTTCCAACAACATCTTTGACATCGCTTTCTCCATCTTTGAATTCATCCTTTTTCCTTATACCCTCTCTTTTTTTATTTCTTTTTCAATTTTTTTCTTCGTGGGGAATTTCCCCACCACCCCTTTTAATCAAATTTTTCTAATAAATTATTTAAGAAATCCTTTTTATTATTACTCATAAGATGCATATTTACAACTGAAGCAGGACTTACTTGATAATCTTTTAGCTTATTAATAATATCATTATCTAGAGATTCTTTATAATAATGATGATACATATCACTTATTGTTTTAATACTACAATTTTTCATTTCTAGAGTATAATCAATTCTTCCAGGTCTAACAAGCGCTTTATCTAAACTATGATAGTCATTACTTGTAATAATTAAAATACGACCAGGTGTCTCTCTTATTCCATCAATAATATTTAATAAGAAAGATAGTGTAATATTATCATTATCATTTTCTTTCATCATAAGATTATAACTATTTTTATAATTATTTAAATTTTTCTTTAATTTATCAAACTTCTTTTTAATATTTTCATTGTTATCAATATCATTATCCCCTTCACAAGAACTAATTTCAGAAAATTCATCTTCAGTATCATTATTTTTTTTTAGTTTACGTTGTTTAACAATATCATCCATACAATCAATATCTTCTAATACAATAATTTTATTATCAAAATTAATACTATTTGGATCATTATTTCTATTATATTGCATTTCAAAATAATACTTTGAAAATTCTCGTTGAGTTTTTATTTTATTTAATGGAATTATTATTAGATGTCTATTTAGCATATTTGCAATACATTTAATAACTGAAGTTTTTCCTGTTCCAGGAGGACCAAATAAACCTATACCTAGAGTATATGGATGACCTTCAATAGAATACCATTCTTTATTTGTATTAAAAAAATTGATTTTATCTAGTAACATTTGTTTATCATCGAAATATAGATTATTAAAATTTCTAGTTGAATTAAATTCACATTCTTCCCAAACACATAAATTGTCTTCATATCTGTCATTATCTTTTGAACCACCAATAAAAGTATAAATAAATTTTTTACTATGGCGTTTATCTCTAATGTGAGACATATATCTCTCTGTAATATCATTAACGAATTCTTTAACTTGAATTAATGATAATGTGTAAGAAAATAATTCAATTAATATTGTTTCAACATTGATTGTGGAACTATTTTTATTATTATTATTTTCAATGCTGTCAGAAGAAATATATACTTTACAATAAATATCATCATTTAAGTTAAATTTTTGTAGTTGATCTACAATAAAAATATCATTTGTCATCTTATTTGTTTTTTCATTACAATCACTACCAGCCATTCTATAATCTTCATAATTATTACTACTGGTAGCAAATTCTTTTACACTATAAATAGTTGGATTGTTATGAGAATTATTAATATAATGCCAAATAGCTTCAAAACGATTACTAAATAAATTATCTGTTCTACAAATATAATCGCTTGTTCTAGTTGAACGTTTTCCATCTATTTTAACTCGCGCTGGTTTTTTACAAAAAATAGATAAAATTTTTTCAAAACTATTTTCAGAAATATAATTCATTAAAGATTGATTTTTAATAATATAGGAAAATAAAAATATTAAAATAATACTATTAAACATCTCAAAATATCCACCATTATTTTTCATATTAAGAATAAAACCCATTTTAACAGTTTCTAATAAAGATTCCATATCATTATAGTAGCGCATTTAGACTAATATAATATTAGTAAAATATTTAAATTATTTACATTATATATATGAGAACATTTTTAACAATATTAGCAATCATAGTTTTAGGATTTTTCATTTATAAAAATAGTTTCAAACTAAAAGAAGGTGTTACTTTTACAAATTATGATAATTATCATACATTTAATATGAAACCATGGGATGCTTTTTGTATACCAAATTCTCCAAGTTGTGAGAATAATCCTATGTATGCTCCAAAAACTAATGGAGTAACGATGCCAGGAGCAGCGGAACCGGGTTGCCATTGTAAAAAAACAGGACACTCTACTTTAACGAGAAACTGCACTGATATAGACTATAATCCTTATGTTGAATATCGTAGATAATATATTAATAATATTTAAAAACAAATTTTAGTATTTTAAATATTAATTATTTAAATGATTGATGTTATCGATAATAACATACATATTAATGGGTCTATTATAAATGTTCAATATGTATATAATATTGGAGAGGTTTTATGTGTTATACCATTTACAGATTTTGTATTAATAAAATGTTTTGGAAATAGAGCTAGATGGTTTCAATTACATAGTGCTATAAATTTCTTTATTACTTATCTAATTAGAAATGATATATACTCATTTATATTTTATCCATTATATGCTATAAAAGTAAACACTGATTATAAAGTGGTATATTATATTATATATTTACATACTTACCATTTTTTCATTAAAAAATTACATTTAATTGAATTATTTCATCATATATTATTTGTATTTATGGGAGTTTTTCCATGTATATTTTTTTGGAAATACAATACAATCAATTTATGGATATTATCGGGATGTGGATTACCGGGAGCAATAGAATATTTCATGCTATCTCTTGTTAAGAATGATATGTTGTCATGTAAAAAACAAAAATATATATCAGCTAATATAAATAATTACATGAGACTTCCTATTACAATTTATGGATTATCATTAACATATATAGCATATATGGAGCGAATTATTTATTGTAATTCTATATTTTTTATTTACGTATGTATTCTAATTTATACAAATGGAACATTTTTCAATAAATTAGCTATTGAAAATTATACAAAATATAAATATATCAATAAGATAGACTATAATATTTAATTATATATAAGTATATAAAATTAAATATAATATATTATTATAAAATGGATATTAATAAAGCATGTAAAATATTAGAAGTATCACCTAATAGCAATGAAGACGATATTAAAAAAGCTTATAGAAAGAAGGCATTAAAATATCATCCCGATAAAAATAGTTCAGAAGATGCAGCTGAAAAATTTAAAGAAATTGGAGAGGCATATACTTTACTAACTAACAAAGATAAAAATATTCCTATGAGAAATATTAATCCGCATGATATATTTAAAGATATTTTTAGAGGAGAGATGGGAATAAATATAAATAATATAAATAATATAAATAATATGTTTAATTCTTTCAATATAAGAACACAAGGAGGTATTATGAATAATGCTAATAATAATTTTGTCTCTAGAAGTAGTCAAATACAAATTATAAATGGAAAAAAAATAGAGACTATTATAGAACAATCGAATGGTAATACTAGTAAAAAAACAATAATAACAGATTTAAAAACTGGCAATCAAGAAGTTATGCAGAATAATACTAGAAATATCGCAACAAATCAAATTAATATAACATTTAGGTAATAATTATTCTATAGAATTCCATAACTTATATAGTTTCCATATAGGCGTAGGTTTATTAGTTGTTTTCAATGTTAATCTATGTGCGTAATGTCTACAGTCATTTATGCCTAATTTATATTTTGGATAGGCATTAACAATATCCCTCTGACATTTATCAATATATTTCAAAGAATATTCTATTTGACACCAATAAACTGTTTTACTATAAATAATATTATTTTTAAAAGTATCATTTTCGTTTCTATCAATTGTTACATAACTACCATTATCGTTAAAAGGTCTATAATCATATCTTACCGTTCTGTAACCATTAAAAAAGGATACGCCAATATGATATATAGGTAATCGTCTATATAATTTTTCAATATGTATATAAACATCAGTTTTATGATTTATAATTAGATTAGGATCAAAATTAAAATTAACAAATTTATCACCTATATCAATATGTTTAATATTATCAATATTTAAAAAGAATAATCGATCATTTATATTTTTTTTTATATTGTTAAGTTTTTGAAAAACGGAAGGCTCTTGTGTAGTCATTATGTAGTTAAATCTACGTAAATTATAATTATAGTTGTTATTATTGTTATAATAATTATTGTTTTTAATAACAAAATTATTATAAATAGAATTAGATAAAACATAACAACTATAATAACT